GCTCGAGGTCCAGGCGCCGCAGCTACTTTCGGACCTAGTGATCGCCAGGACAGCGTCGGCCGCGCTGGCGGCGCCCGCGGCAAGTCTCGCGGGCCTGGTCGTCGCATCGAAACAGGCCTCTGGCGCGCTCCAGGCGCCTGCGCCGGGCCTGGCGGCCGGTTCCGGCGTTGAGCGGTCTGCCGCTGGCTCACTGGAGGCGCCGGTCCTGCAGATCGACGCGCAGGCCGCTGTGGTGCGCCTGGCGTCGGGCGAGCTCGCTATCGCGGTCCCGGTCCTGGCCGGTAATGTCATGGGCGAGGAGCTCGCGGTCGCCGCGACGCTGCAGACGCCTCTCCCGGTGGTCGACGTGGATTCGCTGATCTCCAGGACCGCATCCGGCGCGCTACAGGTCACGATCCCGGCACTCTCCGCCGGTATCGAGCGCGCGGTGAATGCCGAGGCCGTGCTCATCGTCCGGGCGCCGGAAATGGCCGCGCAGGCAGCGATCGCGCGCCTTGCATCGGGTGAGCTGACCCTCGAAGAGGTCCAGATCGCCGCGCAGGCATTCCAGGGTGCAATACAGCCCGTTATCGGGCTCCGTGCGACGGTGACGGTCGTCGGGCGCTCCGCTGGCGTCACAATCATCGGCAAGAAGGGCACGCTGCAATGACCGGCACGAAGAAAATCACGCTCACGAAGGCGCAGATCGAGGCCATGCCAGCGGCCGAATTCAATCGCCTAATTATGGCGGCGCAAAAGATCGAGGGCACGGCCGTGGTGCAACGTGCAGACGGCTCGATTAAGTACGACCGGCCCGAATTGGCGGGCAAATACGGCGAGGAGAATCTCAGCGATGGACATTGATAGCACTCTGGCGGACCTCAAAGCGCAGCATGACGCGCTGACGGAGGCATACCAAAACGCGAAACTGCTCGGAAGCCGCAAGGCCTATGCCGAGGCCTCCGACAAGCTGACGGCATTTCGCGACAAGTACGGAAAGGTGATCAAGGCGCTCGACGAAGTGAGCACCACCGGACAGACGGAGGTCTGAGCGATGATTCTCGAGACAGCAATGCGCAACGCCTTGGCGAATGCCTTCGACGACGCCGTGAATGCAGACGCGAGCCCGGGATATGCCCAGCTCGAGACGGCCGCAGACGCCGAGGTCGCGACGTTCACCTTCTCGGATCCGGCCTTCGGCGCCGCCGCCACGGGCGTGATCACGCTCTCGGGCGTGCCGATCCAGGACACTAGCGCCACCGGCGGCACAGTCGCGCAAATGTCGATCTATGACGGTGCCGCGACTAAGCTCGCGGAGGCCGCAGCGGCCACCAGCGGCGAAGAGGTCACGGTGAGCTCGACCACGGTCGGCGCAGGCGAGACGGTTACGCTCACGAGTCTGACTGTTACGGTTCCGGTCGGGACCTAATGCTCGCCGCAGCGGTAGGCCTTACAGCGGTCCGCGGCGATTCGCTGGTGCTGCAGTTTCTCGTGACAGACGAGGCAGGCGACGTTGCCAATATTACAGGCACGACGCCGCGCCTCGCGGTCGAGCGGTGGAGCGATCCAGACGACCGCCTCCAGGTCGAGGGCACCGTCACGGATGCCGAGGCCGGGCTCTTCCGCGTTACGCTCACAAGGGAGCAGACGGTCGCGCTCTCTGGCCTGTATGCGTATCAAGCGGTGCTCGACGACCTGAGCGACAACCGGCAGACGGTAAGCCGCGGGACAATCCACTTTGTCGAGCCTTGGGTCGCTGGGTGATGCCGGTCTCGCCGCCGACGCATCGGCGACCCGTGAAACAAAAGGTGCACGGCCAGGTGCACAACCGCCAAGCCACGCGCGCGCTCAACACGAACAGCAAGACGTGGAAAGCGATCCGGCGGCGGATCCTGGCCCGCGACCTGTATCTCTGCCGCGAATGCGGGAAGTACGGCGACCAGGTCGACCACGTCGACGGAGACAGTCACAACAACCGCGAGAGCAATCTGCAAACGTTGTGCCGCCGGTGCCACAGTTCGAAGACGGCGCGCGAGACCTGGCACGCCGGGGGGGAGGGTGCGGGTTGAAAACCGCGCGCGTTCTAGCCCGACGCGGTAGCCATTATTTTGCACAGTCAAGATAGGCAAACTCATTTTTCAAGGACTTAGACTCGATGCCAGGACCAGGGAAAAAGCCCAGCCACTTGAAGGCCGTCGCAGGCACTTCAAGACGCGACCGCGAAGCGGCCGCCGTGGTCGAGCTGCCCGTCGTGTCCGAGGTCCCGGATCCGCCCGATTGGTTGCCGAATGTTCACGCCGTGAAGGAATGGCAGCGCCTTGCGCCGGTCCTGGTGAATAACAAGCTATTGACGGACGCGGGCCTTATGGCCTTCGGCCACCTATGCGCGCTTCACGGGAAACTGGTCCAGCTGTGGGCCGCGGGCGAGTCGCCGACCGGCCATATGCTCAGTCAGTACCGCGCGCTGATAAACGACTTCGGGTTGACTCCGGTCGCCCAGGGGAAGGTAAAAACGCCAGGTGACGACCCGAAAGCGAACAAGTTCGCGGGGAACCGGAAGAAAAAGCCCTAAACGGCCGAAATTCCACGCGACGGACCACGCTCGAAACTACTGCCAGATCGCCGCCGACTACGCGGCGGAAGTGGTAGCGGATCGGCGCGGCCAGCGTTTCGGGAAATGGATCCGGCTCGCGGCGAAGAGGTTCCTCGCGGACGTCCGCAGGGCGCGCCGGAAGCGGTCGCCGCCGTTCGTATTCGACGCCTGGGAGGCGAATAACGCCTGCGACTTCATAGAGAAGTTGCCGCACGTCGAGGGGGTCTGGAAGGTCCCGACGATAAGCCTCGAGCCGTCGCAGATTTTTTTCGTGGTGAACCTGTTCGGATTCCGGCGGCCGGACGGCGCGCGCCGGTTCACGACCGGGCTCTTCGCCGTGGCGCGGAAGAATGCGAAATCGACCCTTGCGGCCGCGATCGCGCTCTATTGTTACTGCTATGAGGACGAAGTCGGCCCGCAGGTGCTCTCGGCGGCCACGACCGGCGACCAGGCGCGGATTGTGTTCGGGGTGGCGAAGCGCATGGTCGAGAAGGTCTCGGACCTCCGCGAAGCATTCATGCTGGAGCCGTTCGCGAATGCGATCGCCCGGTATGACCTGGGCGGCACTTTCAAGCCGATAAACGCCAAGGCGAGCACGCAGGACGGGCTAAACCCGTCCGTGCTGGTGTTCGACGAGCTCCACGCGCACAAGACGCGGGATCTCTATGACGTCCTGCGCTCGGCGGCAGGCGCGCGGAAAAATCCGCTGTTCCTGTACACGACGACGGAGGGATACGAGAGCCCGGGGCCGTGGGCGGAGATCCGCAAGTTTGCGTGCCAGGTGCTCGAGGGGACGGTCGAAGCGGACCATTTTCTCGCCGTGTACTACGCGGTGGACGCCGACGACGATGATTTCGACGAATCCGCCTGGCAAAAGGCCAATCCGCTGCTAGGGGTCTCGATCCAGCTCGACAAGATGCGGGAGTATGCCCGGGAGGCGAAACAGCAACCCGGCGCCCTGGCGGAGTTCCGGATCAAGCGACTCAACCGCCAGGCGGCCGCCGCGGAGGCCTGGATCGACATTCCGCGCTGGAAACGGTGCTCCGGGCCCGTCAACCTCGACGAGCTCGAGGGCGCGCCGTGCTGGGGCGGCCTGGACCTCGGCAGTACGCGCGACCTCACGGCCTGGCGCCTGCTATGGCTCGTCGAGGGTCGCTGGTTTACCTGGGGGCGTCGCTGGGTGCCGGAAGATGCGGTGCACCAGCGGACCGAGCGCGGCACGGTTCCTTACGCTTCGTGGGTGGCTCAGGGGCTCATAACGCAGACGCCTGGCAATGTCGCGGACTATGAAGCGATAGAGGCGCAGATCGTCGCCGACTGTGAGAGGTTCCAGCCGCGGCTAGTCGCCTTCGACGCCTGGAATGCCGCGGCGACCGCCAACCGCATGACGGCGGCCGGGATCGAAATGCGGCAGTTTATCCAGGGGCCTAAGTCATACGCGCCCGCATTTAAGGCGCTCGAGGCCGCATACAGGGCCGGGAGCCTCAATCACGGCGGGGATCCGGTGCTGCAATGGTGCGCCGCCAATCTCGTGCCGCGCTATGACGCGAACATGAATATCGCGCCGGACCGGAAGCGGTCGGCCGACAAAATCGACGACTTGATCGCGCTGCTTATGGCCTTCGGCCTGGCGGCCGCTGCGGTCGAGGATGAGCCCGAATACCAGGTTTTTGCGGTCGGATAGGCCGAGAGGGTAGGAAAATGCGCCGAGCATATTCGATGCTGCAGACGAAGGCCTTCGACGACGAGACTCGAGAATTCGAAGGGATCGCGAGCACGCCGACGCCGGACCGAATGGGGGACATTGTCGAGCCGAAAGGCGCGCAATTTAAGGGGTCTATCCCGCTCCTATGGCAGCACGACCAGCGGGCGCCGATCGGCGAGGTAACGCCGACCAAGATCACCGACGGCGGGATCTTCGTGCGCGGGAAAATATTTACCGCCTCCGTTTCGCGGGCGCTGATCGAGCGCCTCGACGAGGCATACGAATCGTTGAAGCTGGGACTCGTGAAGGGTCTCTCGATCGGATTCCAGCCTACTGAGTATTCGCAGCTAAAGGACGGCGGCTATCACTTCCAGAAATGGGACTGGCTCGAGCTTTCGGCCGTCACGATCCCAGCGAATGCAGACGCATCTATTCAAGTCGTCAAGAGCATCGACCGCCAGCTCCTCGCCGCGTCCGGCAAGCGGAGCGGTGTCGTTTACCTTGGCGAATCTACCAGGCGCGCCCGCCTGAAATCCGGGGTTATTTACCTCGATCACCAAGCGGAGTAACTGAACATGAATTTCCAGCAGGATATTTCGCGCTTCCAGCAGAAGCGCAACGAGGCGACCGAGCGCCAAACGGTGCTCATGAAGGCCGCCAGCGACGAGGGCAGGACCCTCGACGCCGAAGAGCAGTCGGAATTCGACGGCCTTTCGACCGAGATCAAGCACATCGACGACCACCTCGCGCGCCTCAAGCGCCTGGTCGGCGACAACTCGGAGCCGAAGAGCGAGATCAAGGGCAAGGGGCCGACGATCCTGGTCCGCAAGACGGACAAGGAAGACGAGTTCCAGGGGCAGTCGTTCGTGCGGAAGCTGATCGCGAAGACGCTCGCCCAGCTCTCCGGGTACGAGCTGCGGGCCTCCGATATCGCCGAAAAGCGGTGGGGCCGCACAAACCCGACTCTCGTCAACGTGATCAAGGCCGGAGTCACCGGCGGCACGGCCTACGGCGACGGCTCGGACTCCTGGGGCGCCGAGCTCGTGAGCGCGGACTCGCGCTACATGGGCGACTTCGTCGAGTTCCTGCGTTCGCAGACGGTATTTGACCGGCTGCCGCTGCGCGAGGTCCCGGCAAACGTCTCGATCAAGGGCCAGGAGGCGATCGCCTCGGGCTATTGGGTCGGGGAGTCGCTCGCGATCCCGGCGAGCGCGCAGGACTTCTCCGACGTCGAGCTGACGGCGAAGAAGGTCGGCGCGATCTCCGTCGCGTCGCGTGAGCTGTTGCGCTACTCAAGCCCGGCGGCCGAAATGCTGATCCGCGACGGCCTGGTCGAGGCCTCGCGCCAGCGCATTGACCAGACGTTCCTCGGCACCGGCGCCGTGAGCTCGAGCGCGCCTGCGGGCATCCTCAACGGTGTGAGCGGCGAGACCGCCTCGGGCACCGACGCGGAGGCGCTGCGGACCGATATCGCGACGCTGTACGGGACGTTCCTCACGGCGAAGAATGCGACCGGGCTGCACTTCGTGTGCACTCCGACGCTCGCGAAGTCGATCTCGCTCATGCGCAACGCGCTGGGGCAGCGGGAATTCCCGGAGCTCACGGCCATGGGCGGCACGCTCGAGGGCGATCCGGTAGTGACCGGCGACAACGTCGGCGCCACGCACTTGATCCTGCTCAAGCCGTCGGATATCTGGCGCATCGGCGATATGGGGGTCGAGGTTTCGCTCTCCATGGATGCGACTATCGAAATGGACGACGCGCCCGCGGGTGACGGCGGCACGCCGACCGCAGGCACGGCGAATCCCGTCTCGATGTTCCAGACGGAAAACGTCGCTTTCAAGGTGGTGCGCCCGATCAACTTCGCCAAGCGGCGGAGCCATGCGGCGCAGTACGTCAGCGATGCCGCATATGCGGGCGGTTCCTAAGAGCTAGGGGCCAAACTGAGCCCGGCGTCCTTCGGGGCGCCGGGCCTTTTTCTGGAGGATCTTCGATGAGAGTCCGAGCGATTGCGAAATATGTCCCGTCCGTCGGCCGACGGGGCGAAGAGAAGGAGATCGACGGACCCTCGGCCCGGGTGCTGGTGCTCCTGGGCAAGGTCGAGATAGTCGAGGGCACTCCGAAGAAAAAGGCCACCACCAAGCGGCGCGCATACAAGCGGCGCGATATGGTCCCGGAAGCGGCGCCCGCGCCCGCGCCTGAGCCGGAAATCCTGGACGAATCTGACGACGAGGCCAGCTCGTGAAGCTATTCGGGTTCGATATCACGCGGCGCAAGGATCTCTCGCCGCCGGACCGCGGCCGCTGGGTCACGATCCACGACCCGACCACCGGCGCCTGGCAGCAGGACGAGCCAATCCAGATCGACTCGGTTCTGACGTTTAGTGCGGTGTTCGCCTGCGCCCGCCTGATTGCGAGCGATATCGGCAAGCTCCGGATTATGCTCATGCAGCGCACGGCCTCCGGCGTCTGGAAAGAGGGCGAGAGCGCGCTCTTCTCGCCGGTGCTGAAAAAGCCGAATCCGGTCCAGACGCGGATTAAGTTCCTCGAGAGCTGGGTCCTTTCCAAACTCCTGTTTGGGAACTTCTACGGGCTCAAGGAGCGGGACGCGCGCGGCATTGTTCGCGGTATCTGGCCGCTCGATCCGCAGAAAGTGACGCCGCTGGTCTCTGAGTCCGGCCAGGTGTTCTATCGGCTCAACTATGACCGGATGATCCAACAGCAGGCGCAGATCACGGTGCCCGCCACCGAAGTGATCCACGACGTATATCTCGCCCCTGAGCATCCGCTAATCGGCGTCTCGCCGATCGCGGCCTGCGGTCTTACCGCAATGCAGGGCATCAAGATCCAGCGCAACTCGGAGAAATTCTTCGGGAACATGGCGCGCCCGTCCGGCCACCTGACGGCGCCGGGGTTTATCAAGGATGAGACCGCCAAGCGGATACAGACGAACTTCCAGGCCAACTACGGCGGCGACAATATCGGCAAGCTCCTGGTGACAGGTGACGGGCTTAAGTTCGAACAGTTCACCATGAGCGCGACCGATGCGCAGCTGATCGAACAGCTCCGCTGGACCTCCGAAGACGTATGTCGGGCCTTCGGCGTGCCGGGCTATAAGATCGGCGTCGGCCAGCTGCCCGCATACAACAACATCGGGCCAATGGACCAGGCCTATTACTCCGGGACGCTCCAGGAGCTAATCGAATGCATCGAGCTCCAGCTCGACGAGGGGCTGGCGCTGCCGGAGCAATACCGGACGGAGCTCGAGGTCCAGGAGGGACTACTCCGCATGGATACCGCGGCCCGGTTCGATTCTTACGAGAAGGCGCTCCGGTCCGGCTGGAAATCGCCTAATGAGGTCCGGATCCTCGAGGGGCACGAGCCAGTCGAGGGCGGAGAAGAGCCGATTATGCAGCAACAGAACTGGCCGCTCTCCGTCCTGGCAAAGCGAGATCCGCCCGACACTGCGCCGCCCGCGCCCGCGCCGACCGAAGAGCCGGAGCCGGAGGCAATCGAGGAGGCGACGCGCGCCGCGCTGATCAAGGAGCTAGAGAATGCCGACTATCGAGCATGAGCGCGCCCGGCTAAGAGCCGTTGCGGGCGTCGTGAAGGACCAGGTTCAAGCCGCGCTCGACCTCCTGGCGCCGAGGATCAAGGCGCAAGACGACCGGATTCGCGAGCTCGAGGCCGCGCTGGCGGCCCGGCCCGCGCCGGAGAAGGGCGACAAGGGCGACAGCGTTACTGCCGAGGAGGTCTATCCGCTGATCGCGGCTAAACACTCTGACTGGCTTCTCGAGTTCGAGCGCCGCGCGCAGGACGTTCTCCTCCGCCAGCTGGAGCGGATCCAGCAACCGAAGGACGGGAAAGACGCGGACCCGGACCAGGTCGCGGAGAAGGTGATCGCAAAGCTCGAGCTCAAGGGCACGCGGACGGATATCAAGAGGCTATGCGGCGAGCTGGTCGAGGCGGAGGTCGCCAAGCTGCCGCGCCCGAAGGACGGGAAAGACGCGGAGCCGATCTCAGACGACCAGGTCGCAGGGGCGGTCGCGAAGTACCTCGAGGCCAATCCGGTGCGCAACGGGAAGGACGCCGACCCGATTACAGACGACCAGGTCGAGGCCGCGGTCCGGAAGACGCTCGAGCCGCTCTATTCGGCCTGGGCGCTAGACTTCGAGAAGCGCGCGCAAGAGTCTCTGCAGCGGGCCATTGACCGGATGCCGAAGCCAAAGGACGGCGCCGACGGCCTGAGCTTCGCCGATCTCGACGTCGAAATGCTCTCCGACGGCCGCACGCTGCGATTCTTCGCGGAGGCGGACGGGCGCAAGGTCGAGAAGACGGTCCGGCTCGACCACGTCGTCGATAGGGGCGTGCATAAGGAGGAGGGCGATTATCGCAAGGGCGACGGCGTGACCTGGGGCGGTTCGTTCTGGATCGCGCAGAAAGACGCGCCGAAGGGGCGCCCGGGCCAATACAACCGCGACTGGCGCCTCGCAGTGAAGCGCGGCCGCGACGGAGGCACGAAATGACGCAGGGAGTCCGCCTTGTCGACCTCGAGCGCGTGAAGTTCCTGCTCTCCGTGATCCACGCGCACGACGATACGAAGCTCGAGCTCTTGATCCTGGCCGCAAGCCAGGCCGTGCTCGACTACCTCGGCACGACACTGGAGGATCTCACGGGCTCCGACAGCAGCGAGCCCGACCAGGTGCCGGAGGTCGAGCAGATCGCAACGGCGATGCTCGTCGGAAAACTCTATGACGGCTGGGACCCGCGCGAGGCGCAGGCCGGGCGGCTGCCGTCCGACGTCGAGGCGCTGCTCTATATCCGGAAGCGTGAGCTCGGGATCGCGTGAGCCTGGCGGGACGCTGGGCCGGGTGCACGGCCTTTTGCTTGGCCAGCGGGCCGAGCCTGAGCCAGGACCAGGTCGAGCGGGTCCTGGCCTGGCGGGATGCGGGCGCCGGGCGCCGGATCATCGTCACGAATACCACGTTCACGACGGTGCCGACCGCGGATGCACTTTTCGCCCAGGACCGGGCCTGGTGGAAGCACTACCGCGCCCAGGTATTGCGGGAGTTCAAGGGCGAGCCGTGGACGTGCCTCTCGGGCATAGACGGCGTCGGCCGGGTGCCGGGCTCGGCGATCGGGGTTCGCGGCCTGCGGGGCTGGGTCGGAAACAGCGGCGGCGGGGCGATCCTGCTCGCGGCGCACTTCGGGGCGGCCCGGATCTATCTTCTCGGGTATGACAGCCACACGCGCGGCGGGGTGCACCATCATGGCGATCATCCGCCCGGGCTGGGAAACGCCAAGTCTCTGCCTTCGTGGCAGGGGCGCATGGCCCGGGTGGCGGCGCACGTCGCCGCGCCGGTGATCAACCTATCGCCAGGGACAGCTCTAAAGGCCTTCCCGCTCGGCGAGCTTAAGGACGTCATTGCATGAATGTATTCCGCTGGTCCGTGGCCGGGATGAGTTTCGACCTGATCGAGGATCAGGACAGCATAGTCAAGCTGTTGCGCCGCGGACAGGAGTTCGAGCCCGCGACCCTGCAGCGTTGGGCGGACTACTGCCGCGAAGGCGGGACGGTCGTCGACGTCGGATGCTATACGGGGATTTTCTCAATGATTGCGGCCCGGCTGGGCTGCCGGGTGCTCGCGTTCGAGCCAATGCCAGCGAACTATCGGCGCTGCGTTGAAAACTTCGCACTTAACGGGGTGGAGGTCGAGCTCGAGCAGAAATGCGTGAATGCAACTGCCGGGCCGACGGTGATCAAGTTTAATCCGCGCGTGCCGTTCCTGACGTCGGGCGCGAGCCTGGTCCGGCCTAGCGGCGGGAAAGAAAGCCAGGATCTCGAGGTCGAGGGCGTGACGATCGACTCGCTCGGCCTCGAGCAGTGCGCCGCGATAAAGATTGACGTCGAGCGCGGCGAGGCGGCCGTCCTGGCGGGCGCGAAGGAAACAATCGACCGCTGTAAGCCTGCGCTATTCGTCGAGGTCCTGGGACCAGCGGAGGGGCGCGAGATATGGGTCGACGGTTACGGGCTGGCGGCCGTGCTGGACGATCGAAATTGGCTCATGCTGCCGATCTAACGCCGACGGTCGTTTGCGTCCTGCGCTCCGGCGGCGCCTACGGGCCCGAATACGTCGAGCGCCTGGCAGCTGGGGTCCGTAGATATTCCGGCTGGCCTTTCGTGGCACTGAGCGACCAGGCGCTCGAATGCAGGACGATCCCGCTCGAGCACGCCTGGCCGGGTTGGTGGTCGAAGATAGAGCTCTTCCGGCCGGGTCTCTTCGAGGGGCCGGTCCTATATCTGGACCTCGATACCGTGATCACGGGCTCGCTCGCGCCGCTCATGGCGCGACGGCATCGGTTCACAATGCTGGCGGATTTCTTTAAGCCGCAGTTTCCGGCCTCCGGCGTCATGGCCTGGTGCGGAGATTGGTCCCGGATATATCAGACGTTCGCCGCCGCGCCGGAGGCGCATATGGCGCGGTGCCGCACGCGGCAATGCTGGGGGGACGGCGGATTTATCGCGCGCCAGCTGCGCGAGCCTCCGGAGCTATGGCAGGCGCTCGCGCCCGGGCTCATCGTGAGCCGCAAGGTGCAGGCGACCAGGAATGCCGACGAGAGGGTCGTTTGCTTCCACGGGCGCCCGCGCCCGGCCGAGGTCGGCTGGCGCGTATGAAGGTGGCGATCGTTGCCAACGGGCCGAGCCTGCGGCGCGTGCAGATCCCGCGGATGCCTGGGGTGCTGGTGATCGCAGTAAATGGCGCGATTGAATGGTGCGACGCGGCGGACTGGTTTTTTAGCCTGGATCCGAGCCGCTACGTTCGCGGCCTGGTGAATCGCCCGCGGCCCGGCGTGCGGTACTTTATGGCGGTCCCGGAAGACTACGGGACGCCGAGCGCGAAGAGCCCGGCGCACCGGGTGACGCGGCTCTCGCACGTCACATATCTGCGCCGCGTGACCGGCAACGGGGTGCGCGGCTCGCGCCTGGGCTTGTCGGAGGATCCGGCCGCGATCAGCACGGGAAACAGCGCATACGGCGCGCTCGGCCTCGCCTATCACCAGCGGCCGGAGAAGATCGCGCTTTTCGGGGTCGACGCTACGGCGCGCGGCTACGCATACGCGCCAGGGCGGCCGCGCTGGTCGCTGGCGCACTTGCCGGAGCTGTTCGCCTCGGCACTGCCGCAGCTGCGCGGCATTGAAGTGATCAACGGCTCGCCGCGGAGCCTGGTTAACTGTTTTCCGCGGGTGACTCCGGAAGAGGCGCTCGCCTGGCTCGCGGAACCCGACGAAATAAACGAGGTCCCGGGATGAATCTATCCAACCGCCTGCGCCACCGCGTCGACGTCGAGGAGCGGGTCGAGGTTCGAGACGATGAGACGGGCGCGCTCGAGCATACCTGGCGGCCTGCGGTGCTCGGCGGGGTCACTATGACCGGCGTCCCGGCGGAGGTCCTGACCGGACCAGGGCGCGAAATGGCGGCGGCGGGCACCAAGCTGGCGGAGGCCTCGGCCCGCATACAACTGCGCTGGTTCCCAGGGTTGCGCCCGGATATGCGCATCGTATGGGAGGGAGAGCCGCACGATATCTTGTCGATCGAGACCGACCGCACGGCGCGCCGCGAGTACCGCCTGCGCGTGCGCTCCGGCGTGACGGACGGGGCCTAATGCGCCGGTTTACTGGCCGCAAGGCGCCGAGCGCCGAGGTCGAGGGGCTCGAGGATCTCCGGAAGACGTTCCGAGACGTGCTGCCGCGAGAGGCGACGAACATACTCCGCCGCACGACCCTGGACATTGCGCGCGAGGCGCAAGGCCGGGTGAAGGCCGCGGCGCCGGTGCGGTCCGGGCGGCTCAAGAAGTCGATCAAGGCGAAGCGGTCCAGGGGCACTCGGCGCATGGTCGAGGCCAGGGTCGTTGCTGATCGCAGCGGCAGCAAGTCGGGGCGCGGGTATCACGCGCACTTGGTCGAGTTCGGCTACGTTCACAGCAAGAGCGGGAAGTTCGTCCCGGGGAAGCCTTTCATTGTGCCGACGGTCGAGGCCATGCGGCCGGAGGTGCCCGCGCTCTACCGTGAGCGGCTCGGGGTCCAGCTCGAGAAGGAAATGGAGAAGCGCGCGAAAAAGGCGGCGAAATGAGCCACGAGCTAGAGATTCAGAAAGCGATATATGCCCGCCTCGGCGAATCGTCCGAGCTGCCGGATATATATGACAACGTGCCGCAGAAAGACGGCCGGATCTCGGCGGCCTGGCCTTTCGTGGTGATAGGCGACGATACCTCGATCGCCTGGGACACTGACGACAGCGTCGGCGCCGAGGCCACCGTCACAATCCACAGCTGGACTCGCTACGGCGGCCGCGCGGCGGCGAAGGCGCTCCAGTCAGATATCTATGACCTGTTGCACCGTCACGAGCTGGCGGTCGCGGGCTTCTCGACCTGTACGGTCGAGTTCGAATACTCCGAGGTTCTCGAGGAATCCGACAGCGTGACGTTTCACGGCGTCCAGCGGTTTAGGATCCTGCTCGAGCGCCCGGCATAGTTCCGGCAACCGCCCGACCTGGGCACTTTCTAGGAGATTGAGAAATGCCAGCATTAGTAGGCCGCAGGGTCACTTTTACGCCGACGGGCGCGGGAACTCCCGTTACCGGAATGCGCACCAAGACGATCACGCTCAATAATGAGCCGATCGACATTACCAGCGACGACGATCTCGGTTTCCGGACGTTTCTCGCGACGGACCCGGCCGAGCGTTCCATAGATATGAGCGTCGACGGCGTAACGAAGGATACCGCGCTCATCGAGCTGGCCGCCGCCGGTGGCTCGGGCCTGATCTCGGAATATACGCTCTCTTTCGAAGGGCTCGGCGACTTCGTCGGCGATTTCTTTATCGGCTCAATCGAGCTCGGGGCGCCGTATAACGACGCAGTGACGTTCTCCGCCAGCATCCAGTCGAGCGGCGAATTCGTCTTCACGCCGGAGGCCTCGAGCTAATGGCGCGGACGGTCGAGGTCGTGCTCGACGGCCAGGCCTATGCCATGCCAGCAAGCTACCGGGCCGCCCGGGAGATCGCGCAAAAGGTCGGGGACCCTTTGAAGCTGGCGCTCGCCGCTCATCGGAGCGGGGGCGCCGTCCCTATGGGGATCGACGACGTCGTCGGGATCCTGGCGATCGGGGTCCGCCTGGCCGGGTGCAAGCTCTCCACGGAGGAGATCGGCGAGGCCGTGGTCGATGCGGGCGTCACGAACTATATCGGCACGGTCGGCGACTACATTCTCGCGATCGTGTCCGGCCCGGAGGAGTCCGCCCCAAAAGCGTGAGCGCCGAGGGCGGCGGCAGCTGGGAGGAGCTCATTCGGACCTCTTACCAGCTGGCGGTCGGCGTTTGGGGGATTCCGCCTGGCGATTTTTGGGAAATGGATCTCGAAGAATGGTTCTGGATCTATGACGCGAAGACGCCACGCGATGCGAAGAAAGAAACCGACTACGCGGAGCTATACGAGCTGATTCAATGAGTAAACCGATCGCCTCACTCCTAGTCCGCATCGGCGCGGACGTAAGCCAGCTATCTGCCGGGAGCCAGCAGGCGATCGCGTCCATGGATCGGATCGCCGCGAAGTCGGTCCAGGTCGGGAAAAAGCTCGCGCTGCTCGGCGCCGCCGCGACGGCCGCGGGTGCTGCGTTCGCAACGAAGCTCACAAAGGACGGGCTCGAGTTCGTCGACTCGCAGGCGAAAATGGCGCGCTCGATCGGCGCCACGATCGACGGCCTGCGCGGCCTCCAGATTGCGGCGGGCGACGCCGGGATCGAAAACGTGGCGGCCGACGTTCAAAAGCTGAATGTCCGCCTCGGAGAAGCCGCGCGCCGCGGCGGGCCAGCGAAGGAAATGCTCGACGGCCTCGGGCTTTCCGCGAATGCGCTAATGCAGATGGATGCCGACGCGAGACTCGCGGCGATCTCTGACCAGGTGCGCGCCTTGGGTCTATCGTCTGCGGAAACCGCAGATATGCTTTTGCAGCTGGGCATCGAGAATAAGCAGCTAGTCGACTTCATGCGCCAGGGCGGCGACGCGATCCGCACGGCCCGCCAGGAGGTAGACGAGTTTGGGCTCTCGATCTCGGAAGTAGACGCTGCGCAGATCGAGGCGGCGAATGATGCCATGGCACGGATCGGTCGGGTTATGGAGGGCGTCCGAAATCAGTTCGCGGTCGCGCTCGCGCCGATCCTGAAAGAGGTCGCCGATCGGTTCAACAACCTGGCGAAAGCTAATCAGGGCTTTGGGGGGCAAGCCTCGAAGGCGGCCGAGGTCGGGATCCGGGCCATGGCGAAGTTTGCCGACGTGCTGCAGGGGCTCCGGGTGGCCTTCAAGGGGGTGGAGCTGGTCGGCGTAGGATTTAAGGCGGCCATGGTATCGGTCGGCCAGGTGATCATCGAGGCCTTTACCCGGGTCGCCGACTCCGTGATCGCCGCGAACAATCTCATCATTACCGGGCTCAACAAGCTACCGGGCGTCGATATCGCAACGATCGACCCGTTTACAAACTCGGCATTTATGCAGGGCCTCCGCCAAATGGGCGAGGATGCGCGAAACGAGGTCGGCCAGGTGCGCTCGGAGCTGCACGAGCTCGCCATGATGGAGCTTCCGAGCTCCAAGGCGGAAGAGTTCCTCGAGGCCGTGCAGGCGCGGGCGCGCGACGCGGCCGAGGCCACAGTCGCCGGGCGCGAATCCGGGGACGTCTTTTCCGGCGCCCTGGGAGGCGGAGACAGCGACGCGGAAAGCGAAAAGGCCGAGAAGGAGGCCGCGCGCCTGGCGAAAGAGGAGGAGGCATACCGCGAGAGCCTGGCAAATCGCCTGCTCTCGCTGCAAGAGTACCTAATGAGCGACGAGGAGCTGGCGGTCGTGGCTCACGAGAAGCGGCTCGAGAGCCTCCAGGCCGCGATCGACGCCGAGCTGATCCAAGAGCAGGAGGCAAACGTTCTGCGCGAGGAGCTCGAGCAAGCGCATATGGACCAGCTCGCGAAGATCCGACGCGCAGGCCTTAGCGCCCTGGAGCGGTTCACGGCCATGAGCTACAAGGACCAGGCGAAGACGATCTCCTCCGAGCTCGCCAACATTACCGCGGGAGTCGCGCAACATTCGCGGAAGATGTTCGAGCTCAACAAAGCCGCCGGTATCGCGAATGCGATCCTCTCTGCATATGAAGGGATCGCGCTCACCATGAGCAAATATCCCTATCCGATAAACCTCGCCATGGCCGCCGCTCATGCGGTGTCGGCATTCGCCCAGGTGAATGCGATCAAGTCGGCAAGTTTCGGCGGGACCGGGGGCGTCGCGCCGTCCCTGGCGGGCGGGACTCCGGCGCCAGCGACGACGCCGGTCTCTTCCGGCACGCCAGGCGACGCGGGTCCGAGCCGGTCTATTTTCATCCAGGGCATTAGCCCGGACTCGCTCGTGTCCGGTCGCCAGGTCGCGGAGCTCCTCGAGGAGTTTGTCGGCGACGGCGGTCGGGTGGTGTTCGGACCATGATCATACTTCCGAGCGGCGACGCGCTGCCGAATAATCCGCGCATCGGCTGGGCCAACATCGTGCCGGACTGTACGCTGGCCGCCACCGGCGAGGCCTTGGGCTTTCCGGTCTCCAACCTCGCCAATCCGGCGACCTATCTCCCATGGAAAGGCAACGACGCCACCGGGAAGACGATCAGCATAACGCCGGACGCTTCGACCGCCGTCACCTACCTGGGAATCGCCCGGCACAATCTGACCGGGGTTCAATACACACTGCAATCGAGTCCTGACGACGCGACCTGGACGACGATCGCCCAGGCGACGCCGAGCGACAACGCGCCGATCTTCCATGTATTCGAGGAGGCGGACGCGCCATATTTTCGGCTCGTGCTCGGCGCGGGCTCCGTGGCCGCCTCGATCGGCGTCCTGTACCTGGGCGCCGTCCTGACCCTCGAGCGCCGGATCCACGTCGGGCACACGCCGATCCAGCTCGGCCGCGCGCGGGAGGTCTCCTCCGGGATCTCGGAGTCCGGCCAATACCTCGGGCGCGTCCTGCGCTCCGAAACTTTCGAGACGTCCGTCTCTCTGCAGAATCTCACCGCGGACCACTTCTATGACGAGCTGGACCCGTTCCTCGATGCCGCGGCCGTGACTCCGTTCTTTTGGGCAAGGCGCCCGACGGGCCGACCCGACGAGGTCGTCTTCGGCTGGATGCAGGGAGACGCAAAGGTCGAAAATCAGCGCAATAATGGAATGATGCAGGTCAGCTGGAAAATGCAGGGGATCCGGTGAAAGCGGTCACATATGTAGAGATCGACTTTCCGGTCTGCTCGCTAACCTACGGCACGGCGCCGTGCACGGCCGCTGTTGGCGTGACCGGCGCGACGAAATGCTTCAATACCTGGCGGACGTGCCAGGACCGCGCGAATTATGACGCCGATGTTTTGACCCTGCGCTTTTCCCTGGCGGGCGTAACCGACGACCCGGTCGACGCGATTCCGAGCCTCAAGTCGGTCCGGGTGACTCCGGCAGTTATCGACCCGGGCGTGAGCATGGGCCAGCGGGAGTCCGTCTCTGTGAGCTTCCAGGATCACCCGCATCCGGATACGGGCATCGACAAGTACCTGGCGGACCGAAGTTATGCGCCTTTTTCCCAGGGCACGTTTTGGGGCAAATGGCGGGCGCGCCTCGCGAGCTTGAAGGGCGCGCCGCTGCGCGTGATCCGGGGCGAGCTCGGCCAGGACCTATCCGCGATGCGAACCTGGCACTACGTTATCGAATCGACGTCCGGCCCGCGCGGGGAGTCCTTCCAGGTCACGGCAAAGGATCTACTCAAGTACGCGGACGGCGACCGGGCGCAGGCGCCAGCGATCAGTCGAGGCCTGCTCACGAGCGGCATCGACGAGACGGCGACCTCGATCACGTTATCGCCGTCCGGGATCGGGTCGGAGTATCCCGCCTCAGGTAAGGTCGCGCTCGGCGGCAAGGAAATATGCAGTTTCACGCGCTCCGGCGACGTGCTGACCCTGACCCGGGCGCAATCGAACACTGACGCCGAATCGCACGACGCCGGAGAGATCGTCCAGCTCGTGCTTGAATATTCGAGCGAGACTCCGGCCGACCTGATCTATGATCTCCTCACGACATACGCGGACGTCGACCCGGCATGGATCCCGCTCGCGACCTGGCAAGCGGAGGTCGACCAATGGATCTCGCGTCTCTACTCTGCCGAGATTGCCGAGCCGACGCCGGTTCGCGAGCTCGTTAACGAGCTGATAGAGCAGATCGGTTTGGTGCTATGGGCCGACCCGTTGAGCCAGCAAATATATCTAACCGCGCTGCGGCCCGTGAGCTCGACGGCCGAGCTCTATAACGAAGACTCGATTCTCCGCGGCAGCTACTCCGCGACCGACCAACCTAAAAAGCGCGTCTCCCAGGTCTGGACATACTTCAACCTGATAAATCCGCTGGGGCGCCTGGACGATACCAGCAACTACCGCAGCGCCGTTGCGCTGATAGATCCGGACTCAACCGAGATCGAGCACGGCGGGCAACCGGCGATTAAGAAAGTATTTAGTCGCTGGATCGACTCCGCCAACAGGACGGCGGCCGAGCGTTTGAATTCGCTGCTCTATGCGCGCTATTCGACGCCACCGCGGCGGATCTCCTGGGACGTATTCTGCGGCACGTCGTGTCCTTCGCTGGGGCGCGGTGCCAGGATCTCGCACTGGTCACTGCAGGACGAAGAGGGCGGCCGGGCCGTCGTGCCGGTCCAGGTGACGTCGGTCGAGTACCGCGACGACCGGGCCGTCGTCCAGGCCGAGGAAATGGCCTTCACTGCACTGCCCGACGACGGGCGCGTCGTGGTGATCGACGTCGACGGATTTAATATCAACCTCCGCGACATTCACGACCAAATATATGGGCCGTTCGACGAAGACAGTAGCGGCGGCTCGTCGGGCGGCGAGTCCGTGCTCTTCGTCATAACCTCGAATGCGACGATCGGCGGAAGCACGTTAAGCGCGCCTGCGCTGGACGTCGGCGACTGGCCGGAAAGCGTTGAGCTCTCGCTCGTGATCGACGGGGCGGTCCGCGGCCAGGGTGGTTCGGGTGGTTCGTTCGTCGACGGCCAGGCGGGCGGCACCGGCATATATACCCGCGTGCCGATCGCCATTGAAAACAACGGGACGATCGCAGGCGGTGGCGGCGGTGGCGGCGCGGCCACGACGGACGTCGTCGGCGAGCCATACGTCGCAGGCGGCGGTGGCGGCGCGGGCTATCTGCCGGGCGTCCAGGGCTTCGGCAATCCGATCCTTTCCGGCAATGCACAAGACGGCGACCCGGGCACGCAAACTGCAGGCGGCGCAGGCGGCACCGCCGACAGCGGCACCGGCGGCGACGGCGGCGACCCTGGGCAGGCGGGCGACGCGGCCACGGGCGGCGACACAAACGGGACCGGCGGCGCGGCGGGCGTCGCGGTGGACGGTGACGACCTGATTACCTGGACCCTCGAGGGGACGATCCTCGGCGCGCGGGTGGACGTATGAGCTACGCAGGGCGGCAGCTGATCATCCGGAAGGACGGCGTCGCGATCGCGGGCGCCCGTGCCAAGACGGTGCGCTTCAACAATGAAGCGATCAACGTAAGCCACGAAGAGGAAGACGGATTCCGGCACTTGCTGGGCATCATAGATACGCGCGAGCTCGTGCTCGGGATCGAGGGCGTGCTCTCGCTTCCGCACGTCTCCCAGCTGATCCAGCCGAAGCTCGCCGGGGAGCTGATCGACGTCGAGGTCGAATTCCCGGACGGCTATCTAATACAGACGGACGGCGCCTATATTCAGGACCTCCAGATCACGGGCGAATATAAAAATGCGGTGATGTTTTCGGCCTCGCTGGTGATCAGCGGGGCTTGGACTCTCCCGCCTGACGAGCCGCCGATTCTAGGCTCGCTGTATTCCTGGGGCTCGAATGGCCTGGCGCAAAGCGGCGCAGGCACGGTGACGGGCTTCACCGCGGTGCCGACGCTGCGCGTAACAAACCTACTGGAGGAGTTCGCAGACTGGAGTTTCGTGGATTCGAACTCATCCGTAACTCTCGCGATCCGAGACGGACAGCTCTACTCTTGCGGCTCGCATCTTTCTGGCATGACCGGGGTCAACCTGACGAGCGGGTTTCATACGCGCCTGACCCGGATCGCGCCAGAAATAGACGACTGGGTCTGGTGCAGCACCGGCTATTACTGTTGCTTTGCGATCCGGTCGGACGGCTCGCTGTATTCCTGGGGCGATAACCGAAGCTATATAACCGCCCAGGGCACAACCTCGGGAATCACCCGTGTGCCGACCCGGGTCGGATCCGAGACGGGATGGTCTCGCGCGATCAACAACAACGAGAGCGCAATCGCAATTAAGGACGGCGAGCTCTATGGTTGGGGGCGCAACTACCAAAACGCCAACGCGATAAACGTCGACGTCAATGTCGTGACCGCGACGCAAAACCCGACCGCGGCCTTCGTTACCGGAGCGCAAGAGATCATGGGCATCGGGATCGCCGCGGGCGCGGTCCTGATCAATGGAGAGATATTCACGTTTGGCGCGAATAACTCCGGCGCGACGTGCCAGGGGACAACCTCCGGCATCACCGCGCCGCTCGCTGCAGCGCAGGCGCCTCTCAACGTGAGGTTTCTCGGCGGCAAGACGCGATACGGACAGGTGCCAATAATCGGGCCGACGGGCGCAATTCTCGGCTGGGGCGTCTCTTCGCTCGGAAACCTCGCGCTGCCAAACGGGACGTATACGGATACGCAGCTCATCGACGACTCGAGAGAATGGCGGCGCGTCGAGGCCGGGAATATTTTCATGGTGGCGTTAGGTGCGGACGGCCGCCTATATACCGCCGGATATAGAAACAGCGGCCGAACAGGGGATAACGTCAACGACAACACGGTGAAGTCTACGCTCGGAGCGATCACGGAATTCGACGACTGGCTTTATTGCCGGGCGGGAAATGGCACGGGCTGGGCGATTCGCGCAGCATGAGAAAAACGGGAGTTAATTCAATGGCAAGGCCTGACATTCACCGCGCGCGCCCGTGGTGGGCGATCATCGACACCGCGCTCTTGTTGGCACTGCTCGCGCTGTTTGCGAAGACGGCCAGCTGGCAAGGCGAGGTCGATCAGTGGCGGCAGGCCACGCAAGAGCAGATCCAGAAACTAGCCGGGCAAAACATAACGCCGGGCGCGTCCCGTGAAATCGGGATTCTCGATGCGCGCCTGACGGCGGCCGAAGATGCGCAGCGGGAAATGAAGATCGACCTCGCGGCCCGGATGGATCGCCAAGACAAGAAACTCGACGCGATCGTCGACAAGCTCGACCGCCTGGCACGATGAGCCCGCGAGAATGCCTCCTCGACCGGATCGAGTCGCTCCGGGACGAAGCCGCGCGCGACAAGCCGGACGGCGATCGGGTCAATAAGCTCCTCGCCGATATCCGCGTCTACTTCGCCGGGGTGGGTGCGACGCATTGCCCGGCCGCCCGACAAGAGGGCGTGAGCCCAGGCACGCGCGCCCAGGCCGAAAGCGTCTACCGCTGACCATGGATAGAGAGCAGCTCCGCGCGGACCTGATTCGCGACGAGGGCTGGCGGCCGCACGTTTACGAGGATTCGCTCGGGTTCTTCACGATCGGATACGGTTTCCTTGTCGACAAGCGCCGCGGCGGAGGTCTACCGCAGCACGTCGCGGACTACTGGCTCGACGAAGTGATACGGCACGTTATCGAGGAGCTCCGGCGCCGCTGGCCGGACCTCGACCAGCAACCGGAGCCGGTGCAGCGGGCGCTTGTGAATATGGCCTATCAACTCGGCGTGCCTGGCCTGCTCAAGTTCCGGCGGATGCTGGCCGCGCTGCGCCGTGGCGACCGCGAGACCGCGGCCCGGGAGGCGCTCGATAGCCGCTGGTCCGTACAGACTCCAAACCGCGCCGCCCGGGTGGCGGCACTGATCCGAGGACCTTCAAATGCCTGAGCTCTCAACCTTGTGGCCATTCTTCGCGATGGCGCTCGTCGGCCTGGTGATGCACTTCGCGAAAACTATGGTCTCGCTCCGCCAGGGCGGCGAGATCCACCTGCATATCGGCGATTACCTGCGGGATCATCCGTATCAGACGGCCTTGTCGGTCGGCATGGGCCTGGTCGGCGTCGTGATCCTGGCGGAAGCAAATCAGCTCACGCTCGCCGCGGCCTTCGGCCTGGGATATATCTCAGACTCGGCGACGGATCTCGTCAAGGGCCGCGTCGCGAAGGTGTACCAATGAGCATCGTCGAGACGCTGATCGCCGCGCTCGTGGCCGCCCTGGTGGCGGCGGCGGGATTCTTCCAGGCCTGGCGCGGAGCCAAGCGGCGCGAGCGTCGGGCGGAAGCCTGGGGCGCTGCGGTGCAGGAAACCTTAAACCAGGCGCGCCGGACGCAGGCCGCCAGCGACCAGGCGCGCCAGGACGGCGAGAAAGCCGTTCAATCCGTCCGGGAGGCCGCCAAGGCGGGCCGCCGCGACCACTTCCAGGAGAAATGATGCAACGGGCCGCGCTCGCCTTCGTCGTCGCTCTCGCGCTCTCCGGCTGCGTCACGCGGACGGTGTACATCGTGCCGGAGCTGCCGGTCCCGCCTGCGCCCGTGCTTCCGACGGTCCAGGCGGAGGAGCTCTCATGCCTGAGCGATGCGGCCTATGAGTCGCTCGCGGTCCGTGATGCGCTGCGCAAGGCCTACGCGGACCAGCTCGTCGCGATCCTGGAGGAGCACAACCGGCGCGCCGAATAGCGTCTAAGCCGATCCGCCTCCGCACAATATCGGGCCGCGCTCGCTGGCCCGTTCCTCTAAATCTCCCGCCTCTAAGCCGTTGAGCCGTAAGCCGTCCGCCTCTGATTCGTAATCAGTAGGTCGGTGGTTCGAATCCACTCTCCGGCACCATCTAAAACAACAACTTATGAGCCCCGGCGCCGGTCGTTTCCTCTAGCTTCTAACCTCGCCTCTAAGCTATCGGACGGGCGTCAGAATCCGCGCGCGCTGGTATCGAGCCATAAGGCCGAGCCCGGTCGCGTGATCGCTCTCGGCCTTCGCGCGCAGATCGTGGAAGGTCCAGGGCAGGCCGAGCCGGGTAATCGCCGTCTGGAGCCCGGAGAGCGTCCAGGCCTCGCCGCGACTGTTCGTGAAGACGAAGGGCCCGGCCGAGCGGGCGAGCGCGCGCTGCACGACCAGGCGCAGCGGCGGCGACCACTGGATCACGATCCGGCGCTCGCGCTTGGACTCCTGGACGTGGATCCCGGTGTCGTCGAGCTGGAAGCGGCGCAGGGCGCGCAGATCGCCTTGCCGGAGCCCGGTCAGATATGCGGCCTCCATGATATCCCGCACGGCGGCGGGCGCCCGCTCCAGGGCCAGCTCGAGCTCCTGGTCCGTGATGTAATACCGGCGCGGCCGCTCGCGGTTTCGCCGCACGCCATGGCAGGGATTCCAGCGGAGCCACTGGCGCCGCATTGCCCAGGCGCAGACGGTGGAGAGCACGGCGATTTCTCGGTTTGCCTTCACGCCGCCGCGCTTCTCCAGGTAGGCCGCGACGTGGTCCGGCTGGAGCGTGCCCAGGGCCATGCGCCCGAAATGCCGGGAGAGCCGACCCTCGACGATCCGGCGGTATTCGCGGGCCGTCACGGGCCGGAGGTCGTGCGGGACGGTGAGCCACTGGTCGAAGAGGTCGCCGAAGGTCCGCGGGCTCGGGGAGAGCAATCCCTGGAGCGCCTCCCGCATGGCGGTTTCTCCCTCGGAGACGCGGCTCAGGCCGTGCCAGCGGTTCCGATGGACGTAGTAATACCGGCCGTTCTTCTCGTGGACTTTCGGGGGAAGTTTCATATCACAGGCCTGAGAAATCGGGCTCCGTGGATAACGATGCGCCTCGCATGAGCACGGAGTCAATGACCGAGGCGCGCGTCACGGGCCGCCCGTCCGGCCGGGTAAGGTAGGGGATCCCGCGCTCCTCCAGCCACCGGCGC